TGAGTATACGATGGCAGATAAAGAATCCAAGTCTGTAGGTTACATCAACCACCTCGACGCAAGTTATTTGCAAAGAGACTGTCGTTTTGAACCTCGTTACTGTTATCTTGACGGTGAGGAAAAAGTCGACGGTATGTGGTTAGCAATGCTCAAAGAAGATTCTATTTTCAAAAGCTTGCATTCTAACTTAGCTTCTAGTACAGAAACACCAGAAATGGTTGCTATTCAATGTATTGAAGGGGCTTTGCGAGAATGGTGGTTTTATGGCAAGGAGGTCTTTGACTTGCGTCACCAACAACTTAAGGAAGTGGTTCTCACTATGGAGTGGACCCACTTTATGTCGCCACAGTTTTTCTTGAATTTCGAGGAAAGAGAAACTTTGTGGCTTGAAAATAATGAGTGCTTCTTGTAAGCACTCAACGTCTCGGAATGACGTTAAAAGTGACCACTTTTGTCTTGGAATGACGTTAAAAATTCCCTCTTTGTAGAGAGTATTCTACAGGCATACTGTCTTATGCCTTATCATTTGACACCTTCGAGTTATTTATACTGGGTATCAGGTAGAGCAAAGCTCCCTGTGTATCTTTATTACAGTTTTCCCATCTGTAAGTAACCAGACAATGCTCGAAGTTTAAAATAGGGACGGTTGCAGCACAATTGTTATGCGTGTTTGCGAGATCGTAAAATTTATTTGACAGGTATTATTCTATTTTATATGATGTTTTTTGGCGCGATTCTTTTAATTTCCTCTGCTGTTGCAGGGATAAGTCACGTCATTGCCTTTGGTGTTAAGAAACACCGTTCGAACCTTAGACCGCCAATTCCTCCTAATGTAACTGGAGTCGTTTTTCCGGTCAACTTTACCTCCCAAGGGGGTAAAATCCGAACTAAAAAGAATAAAAAATCCCAAGAGGTCTCTTCACAGCTGCTGAAAAGTCACTTGAGCAAGAATCAAGCTCGAGTTGCTACTACTAAGCCCTGTAGGAGTAGAGACATAGTCGATTCACTTCGGCGAAAATCTCGAAAACAAGCATCCGCCTTAAAAAGTTATAGGTGGGTGCCACAGTCAGGTGAGACTAACACAATGGTACAAGAAGGTACCGGCAAGGACTTCGGTTCTGCTAATGTTGGCTTCATAGGCGAAGACGAGGCGATGTTGAACATCGCCGGATCTTCGGATCCTTTACGCGATGATGGCGTAACTGAAGAAATTTCGATCAAGAAATTTCTAACGCGACCAGTTTTAGCTCATACATTTGAGTGGCAAATTGGCCAACAGTTGAATTACACGCTATATCCATGGGAATCTTTGTGCAATAATTATGCCATACGAAACAAGCTAGTCAATTATGCTTATTTTCGTGGTAGTATGAAGATTACAATGATGATTAACGGGACACCTTTTCATTACGGCAAGGGTCTTTTATCGTATTCCCCCAGAAGGTTTAGAAAGTCTTTGCCTGTTGAATTTGGACCGTTAGGTTTGACAGTTGCGTCGCAGCAACCACACATTGAGTTTAATCCATGCCAGAGTAAGGCAGGCGAAATGACTGTTCCTTTTGTTTATGAAGGAAACTTGTATAACCGCCTTATGTACGATCCCAATACTTCAAGCGGAAAAGATCATTTACGCGATTTGGGACAGTTAGCTCTGATGTCCTATAATAAGTTGGCGCATGCCAACAACACGGATGATGGTGTTACCATAAATGTGTTTGTATCTTTTACTGACGACTTGGTTTTGGCTGGTTCAACCACTTACTCGGAGGAGTTTACTTCCCAAGCAGGTGTTAAAGTTGACGAGTACGGCCAAGGTGTTGTAAGTAAACCGGCGTCTGCTGTTGCTCGCATAGCAGGAATGTTAGTTAAGGCTCCGATGATAGGGCCTTTTGCAATGGCCACTCAAATGGGGGCTCATGCTGTGAGTTCAATAGCTTCCATATTTGGTTATTCTCGTCCAATTTCACTCGAACCGCCTAGGCGAGTGAGGCCGAATATTGCGGGCAATATTGCAAATTCGAGCGTAGAAGAAGCTACGGACAAATTAACGTTTGATCCTAAACAGGAGTTGTCAATTGACCCCAGAATTTGTGGTTTTGGGGATGGCACCGACGAGCTTACTATACAGTCAATAGCCTGTCGACCTGCTTATTTGAATACCATGGCATGGACACCTCATGACACACCTGGCACTATGCTTGGGTCGTATAAGGTTGAACCCAGCCACACGACTTATTTTGGAACACCAGAATCTGGGACTCCTTTACATGTTCAACCATTGCCTTTGACATTTGCCGCCGCTCCTTTTAAGTATTGGAGAGGAAGTTTAAAATTTCGCTTTCAGATAGCGAAATGCAAATTTCACAAAGGGCGTTTAAGGCTAATATATGACCCTCGTGGTTTCAACGCCAATACACCTGCTGATATTCCTTTTCAGGGTGGTTATCAAGAAATTGTTGATATCTCTGAGTTGGATGATTTCGTTTTTACGGTAGGGTGGAATCAAAATTATAGTTGGGCTTCTATTCCCAAGAATATTTTGGTTACACCGGACGAGTTGCCATCTGTAACTTATACACCGCAAACTTGGAATGCTATTACACCAACTACAGTTGATTTTATCCAAAGTGGCTCAAATGGTGTTTTGTACGTTCAGGTTATGAACGAACTTGTTGTTCCAAATGCAGATGATCCAAATGTACCATCTATCAACGTTTTCGTTTCTGCTGGAGATGACTTCGAGGTGGCAGCACCTGAAAGTTCTTACATGAAGAGCGTTATGCATTTTGAAAATCCATTTGCTCCTCAGAGTTTTGAGTCTCAGAGCGGAGAATGTGCAGAGTTCCGGATAGGGGATTATCCGGCTGCCACTCGAGCTATGTCTGCTGTTTATATGGGTGAAACGTTTTTGTCGTTTAGGGACTTACTTAAAAGGTATTGTTACCATTCGACGGAGTCAAGTCCTACTGCCACTGTTCAGTCTTTACTGTGGTTTTGGAAGTGTGTACGTTCCGACTTTCCTCGTTATAATCTTGATGTAAACAATTACGACGAGGCGGTCAACACGAGCC